TGATTGCAATACGTCTTGATTGCGTTGGAACAACAGGTCTTCATTGTACGTATCAGGTGTACCAAAAACATACTTCATGATCTCGTAGTCACGAGTATCGTACATAGAAGGACGATGTTCATCACTGCCCAACAACTCACGCTTAAAGAAGCTGCTGACCTTTGACAGTTGTTTGTTCTTACGGTCAGCTGCGTCACGGCGTGATTGCAGATACGACATAACGAGCTTACCACGATCAAGTGGGTCAGCACTACCCATAGTAGGATACTGCTCAGCCAAACGCAATACATCAAAGTACTGGCTGTATGAACGATACAATTCGTCTAGCTCTTGCTTTGCCTCAGCACGTTGTTCGGCTGGAGCATTCTTGATCTTGTCAATAAACGCATCACGTTCGGTCAAAGATTCAGTAACAACCTGGCTGAACGTATCGTAGTTAACAAACTGCATTGCGTTGACATTATCTACAAGACCAGACTTCAACCGTGCATCAGCTTCGATACGCAATTCATCTGCAATGGTTTTGGCTTGTTGCCACAAAGGAGCAAACTCAGTTGTTTCAATATCGGGTTTGGCTGACATAGGCGTAATGCCTGCTGCCAACTCTTCTTCGCTTAGTGGTACAACCTCATTAGGAGTATTCTCTTCGTACAGATTACGTACATATGCTTCCAATGAAGCTGCAATGTTGCGTTGATATGTAGCATATCGTTGATTCTGAGCCTTAGCCGTTACTGCAATCTTGAGTGCATTGACTAGGTTCTGACGTGTGTACTGCTGTGGAATAAGTTCTGGTTGCTGTACACCGTTGAGAATCTCTTCTGCAATGCTATTAAGCTCATTGTCTGGGATGTATCCATTGGAATCAGCATTGTAGATCTTGTTGTTGATTTTAATACTGACCGATGGGTCATTCACACCGTTGAAGACACTCGTTGCTTGCACGACAGCTGTTGATACACGGCTGATTTCACGTACAGCTTCAAGGATACCAGGGTCTCCAATACGCTCAAAACGATCTTTCAGGTTGTCACGCAAACCGCTGAGGTCAGCAGCCATCTTGTCTTTGATAGCGTTGATAGAACGCTTGCGATAACCATGCCGTACATATGTCTCGCTTTCCATAGAAGCATACTTGGGCATCATTTGCTGGTTGTATTGTGAGCCTAAAGTATTCTTTGTTACTGTCTCACTTACATTGCCTGCATCATCTACGGTTACAGCAATTGTCTCAGACACTGGTGTAAACAGTGAATGATTACGCTTGTCTTTGGCGTAATGCTTGATGAAGTCACCAGCTTCTTGCGAGGCAAGGATTTGGAAACGATCCCACCAAGTACGTGGAGCTAAGCCTAGAACCTTTGCTTGCTTGTCTGTGATCTTCATAGCATCTGTCAAAGCTTGAGTCAAATAAAAGCTCTTGCTTGCACGGATGATATTATTACCACGAGTATCACCATTCTCCTCGACTTGTGTCATGCTACCGTACTTACGGTAAAGACCCTCTTCGATAGTTCGCAACTGTTGTGGGTCGATAGCCGACATCACAAAGTCATATAGCTCATCAGCATTAGCACCTTCACCAAACTCAGAACGCAGGTACTCGCTAATTGTGCTATTGATTTCTTCTGTTTCTTTCCATGACATATTTGCCAGTGGCTTACCAACAAACTTGTTCAGGCGATTGAGACGCCCAGCACGTTGGTTTTGTAGCTTGTAACCTTCGATCTTAGCTTCTTCACCGTTGTACAATCCAAAACGTACACCAGGGATCTTATCAATCGAATCCGTTTCCTGCATATTGTGCAATGCCTTGACATCAGAATAGTAAATAGTATCCTGATACAGCGATTGCAGAAGATCTTGTCCATCACGGATTGTTACATCACCACCAACTTCTTTAGCACCTTCGTAAATATCACGCATGCCTGAATAGTAATGCTTGTCCAAAGATTGCATTGGGTTGTAACCTGGTGTTGGTCGACCAAATGAATCTTTCCCTTGCAACTCTCCATAAACAGATAGGTTCTGTTGCATTGCAGCCAGCAAAATATCTGGGTTGGAAGGTTGCATAAACGCAGCATACTTACCCAACATCTTAATCCGCTGTCGATCTGTCATGTTACGATCAATACGCAACGCAGCACCGCTATCAAGAATGCTAGGATCTACCTTGTTTGGCATTGTACGCTTAGTGCCGTGGCCCCAGTTGAGCAATACAACACGCTTACCTTGCAGCGTCTGCTGAGCAATAGCGTATTTGATTTCCTTTGTTACACCAGCATCAGACTTACCACCACGATTAACCATAATGACATTTGGTTCAGGCTTGTAGCCTTGCGACCAACCATCTTGAAAGTTTTGGAAGTCAGCATGAGTCAACAGGAATACCGTGTTTGGGTTTTCCTTGCCAAGCTTAGTAAGCTCATTAGGCATATTTCGCAATGGCACTTCGCGCTTGTCCATAACGGCTGGCATAATCAAGTGTGGAGGGAATAGCTGGTCTGCTGTCAGCCCAGTTTCTTCCATCAACTGCTTGATACCTTCAGAGTAATCGCCCTTGGCGTAGATCTCTTCGATGCCATATTCATTATGTGGTGTTTGCAGGACTACAGACTCATCTGTAATATTCCATCGTACGCCATCAGCACCTGGTATCTCAATCGTGGTTTTTGACTGCCCATAAGCACGTTGCAACATCTCAGTTAATACGAGCTGGTTGGTCACGTGATTAGGATTATCAGGCGTGCTAGTAAAGATAGCATTAGACCCTGTTGCAATTGGATCAGCTGATATGTTAGATACAAAGTCGAAACGAGCATCAACTGCCGACAGCCCCTTAAAAGACGTGGCGACAGCTTTCAAACGATCTTTTGTCTGAGTATCAGTATCAGAAGCGTAATAGAGAGTATTCAATACCTCTTTGATGTTGTTAAAGGTATTGTTACTCAGGTTCTGATATGTTGCCAACGTTGATTCAATTGGTTTAAGTACATTACCAGGTATGTACTTGTACTGTTTTGTTAATGGTTCACCATTAATAGCACGAGTCGTTGCATCAATAAGACCTTCAGTCAAACCTTCAGGCATTTGTTGATATTGTGCGATGGTCGCATCAATGCCAGCACCGTAGACAGTACCATCATTATACTTGGCCAGGCTGTATTCATTCTTATGCACGTAGTGCGGTATAGCTGCCACAACACTATCTGTCGATTTAGTTGGGACGTTTGACTTGTATGCTTTGTAAAACTCTTCCATCAACAATGGCACTACTGTACCAGTGTCTTTGTAACGCCTAATAGCATTTGCATACTCTTTGTACTGTGGATGGTCAGGCCATAGACCAATCTCAATCTCCATCACTCGGCTACCAAAAAACACATCGCGTGGATGATATGGCAGTCCAGCCCATGTATCATACTGGGCTTGTTTGGTGTATGCATCAGCTACACGCCATTGGTCAGGAGAACCTCCAATAGTAAAGCGCAATCGGTTTGTTTGTACAACTGGATTGGCTGCTCCACGATTACGGTCTTCGATATAACCCCATGCTTCATACCATGTATTAAGCTGAGCAATACCGTGATCAATCTTATCCTGACCTACACTGTTCGCTTCTTGTGTTTTATTGAAATTGTCGAGTGACTGTTGGCGTTGATCAACGGGGATTTTAGGAAATGGCATTCCAAGCAAATTCTTACCTAGATCTTGCTTCTTGGCTGGATCACCCTTATGCGAACCTTGCTTAGCTAGTTCATCCCATAGATCAAGATACTTGCCACCCCAATCTGGGTTTTCAAACAGGATGCCAAAATCATCACCATCAAAGTCACGACCAATTTCTTGCGTAAGAAACTCGTGGTTAACCATAATGCCAGTATTCTTACGGCTATCTGCACCTACGAGAACACGTGCTGAGTAACTGTCCAATCCATCTGGAGGGTTAAGCTTTGTTACAACCTTAGATCCCATCAGTAGATATGGTATGTCTTTGCCTTGCGCCCGTTGCTTCTGTACGTGACGATTGTATGCGTCAATATCGTTAACCGAAAGGATTACACCTTGGTCATATGCTTTAAGCTTGCCATCAGGTATTTGCTTTGCGACTACTTCATTAGCAACAAAGTCATCATGCTCACGCACCTTGTCATTGATAAACTCGAATGCATCTTCATCAGACAGTTCAAGTTTAGCTGCTTCTTCTTCAGCTGCGATACGTGCCCACATACGAGAAATGTCTGCACCATCTTCAACATGATTGTCGGCTGGGACATACAAGTTCAAACGGAACAGCTTGCCAAGACTTTTAGCCTTGCGTGATGCATCAAAATCATTTGTGATAACGCGCTGACGTAGTGTGTTTTCTCCATGGATAACATTGCCATAGATAGCGTCAAGCAGATGAAGATTGCGTACAGCAACATAGTTGTCGTCAAGCAAGCTATTCTCAATACCACGGACAACAGCACGCTTGATTTCAGGCGTAGCAAATAGATCGCTACCTGGCTCAGATTCTTGGGCTTTAGCTAAAAGACTCTTTACATACTTGTACAAATCCTTGTTACGAATTGTACCGTTGTCATGGTTGTAAACCTTTTTGATGTCCTCAATATCTTTGAGGATGCCTTCCCGTTGTGATGCAACTCTACTTTGCTGCCCAGCCAAATACTCTTTATAACTGTTAGCAGCATCTAGGTATTCTTGTTCTTGGGTTGAAATAAATTGCTCATCATTAGTTGCCAGCAACCTAATATGATTAGCAATTACATCAGCATTGTCAGGTGTTACATCCCATCCACCTTCACTAGGTAGAATATCAAGCTCTCCGCCTATTTTATCACGTACGTATATTGGTGCTTCGTCATTAAGATATGTTTGAAGCCGCGTTACAAACTGCTCAAAGTTGCCTTCGTTTTCTTTGTACAGATCGTAAATGTTTTCTGCGTACACATCAGCCGTGTAATCAGCATTACCACCTAGCGTATGGGTGATATACTTTGCAATGTTTTGGACTTCTTTCTTTGTTCCTTTAGGGAATTGCAGTACAGCAGCTAAACTTGGATTGGTACTAATATCTTCCGATGCAAGATTCATCTCTGCAACATCGTAGCGGTTAACTACGCTTTGCAGCTCATTGAAAATGCGATCTTGTGATAGTGGTGCAGTCGCAAGCAGCATTTTATCAGCTTTAATTGTACGCCCGAACTTTTCAGCGATACGTGAATGCAAGCCACGGACTGTTTTGCGTAGTACGCCACCTTGGTCACCATAGACATATGGGCTACGGTCAAACGAAACGCTAACGCCACGGAAACTATTTTCATCAGGGGCTGAAGCTACGTGGTTAAAGCCAAGAGCGTTATCGCCAACAAGATCATACTCACGGATAGCACCTGGTACATCAACATTGCCATTAGCATGTAGGGCAATAGATTCTTCTGGGGTCAGACCTTTGTACTGACCGTTTTCTTCTGCACCTAGCAACGTGCCATTGTGGTCATAGACATATCGTGTAGGCATTGATGCCCCTTCACGTAGTACATCCTGACGTTGGAAGTTCTTACCCTTGCTCTTGATAGCAGACTGCATAGCTACCATACTGATGCCACGATCACGCAAGTTCTGGAAGAACGTATCAACGAGTGGGTTGCCTGTATCGTATTGCTCAGACAACGCCGACTTCCAGATCCAGTCACCACCGTATCCAAACTTTAGACCACCAGTAGTATCAGCTGATTTGTTATACGCTTCAGCCAAGAAGTCGTGTGTAGCTTTATTGATAAGGAGCGTACCACCATCAAAATGATCTGATGGTTTACGTACTGCCTCTTCTTGGTTAGATATAGCTGCCCAGATTTCTGGGTTAGCTTCTGCCCAAGCGTCAGTAAGAACAAACTGCTTAAGCTTAACAGAGCCATCGTCGCCTAGGATAACACCCTTCTGTTTCCATGTAGCTCGTACAGTCTCACGGTTTTCAGGTTCAATCTTGTTTAGATCCAATGGATCAATAAGCTTGCCACGAGACTGCAAAATGGTCTCAAGAGTATTTACATCCTTATAGTGGTTATAGGATGCTTGAATAGCAACGTTGTAATACTTGTTACTATTCTTGATTGGCTTATCTGATCCTGGCTTAGTGGCGATCGTATTTTGATTACCGTAATCTGTTAGCTTATGGTAGAACTCAGTAAGCGCAGATACGAGTGGTTCACGACCGTCACCATCAAGCTTATATCGTACCTGTGGTTTAACACCAGCTTCGTTAGCTTCATAGTATTTGGCAAGCTTAGTAATGACTTCATTAGCTTGCGTAGCCAATGTCGGTGCATCTGACATAGCTGCTTGGAACCAGCTTGCAATACCAACTGGGTTGCCTTGCTTGGTAGCATCATAGATCTCATTAGACAATCCTTTGAGGATACTTGTCTTAGGATCAGTAAGATCAAAGTATTCTCCCTTGTTCGCCATGTCCACAAGCTTCCACAAATCAAAAGCTGACAATACGCGAGGTACCGCTGTATTGCCACCTGGCTTACCCCATGTCTGCTCGCTGTCGAGATAGTCAACGAGGTTAATCGTTTCTACTTTTTGGGTGAGAAGCTTGAGTGTGTTAGGATTAGGTTTGCCTGTAAACAAGCTGCTCAAGTCAAGCCACATATTGCCTTCGGCTGTGCCTGGCAAAAAGAACCATCCTGGCTTTACATCATTGAGAAAGACATCAGATATGTTGGCGCTATCCTTGATAAAGCCATGATTCTCCAGCATCTTACTGTCAGTAACCACGCCGACTTTAGCATTAGTTAACTGGTCAATTAAGACATCAATACCTTTGTCTTTGTACAAACGGTAAGGCTTGCCAGACGATGATGCCTTAAGTCCTTCTGCAATGTTCTTAAGACGGCGGAACATTGGTACTGGATTCTGAATAGCCGTTATAAGCTTACGACCTGTTGCTGCACTTACGCCATCCTTAGACTCGATAGCATTTAGATATACCTTGCCATTAACATCTTTGCTCAATTCCAAAGGAGCTACTGGCAACATGTTATGGTTGTTAAAGATATAAGCACGTACAGCTTCGTTTGCCTTTTCCCGAAACGAGTTGACCATTGCTTCCCGTTCGGTGTTATCAGCTAGCACTTCACTGTCAGCTTCAACAGGACCAAACAGATCGTCAATGCGCTTGTCAATACCCTTGTTTATCGTGTCCATGATAAACTCAGGCTTTTCAAAGTTGGCGTTAATCCACTTTTGCAAACGCTTGACACTCTTCATGCCAAGTACTGTAGACAAATCACGCATTGAGATCGTATCACGGCGAGCAATCTCTGAGGCTGGCAAATCTGTTTCAAAGTCTACACGCTCTTTTGTCAATGCCTTCAATCTGCTCACAATGCCTGTATCAGCTACAAGCTTCTTGCTTTCTTCCAACAGGATTTCAGACTTACGCAGCGGTGTAAAGTTGTCCCAATCAGCATACTTTTCAGTAATGCCATCAGTGATGAACTTATACCCCACCTCATCTTCAATACCATAGCGCCTAAGATTATCGATAAACCGAATGCTGTTGGTACGTGCTTGATTCTTATCAACCGATTCAGAAGCTAGGTTAATTGCCTTTGCTAAGTCCTTGAATAGACCAAGGTTACTGTCAGGATCAACCAATGTTTCATGATCATCTAGGATAAAATCAATGCCCAAACCATTTGTCAACTGATCAAATAGCTCGGTGTTTTGTGGCTGTTGATCGCCCATAGCTTGAGCAAACGTATCATTGATTACACCAAATGGTTGTGGATCAGCAGTCTTTACCACCTCCATACGTGGGAATGCTCGCAATACATCTTGCACAGATTCAAATACGTCTGTGTTTGTCATTGCATCGCGGTTAAACGCTCCCTTAATCGTATCAATAGTGCGACGTCCAAAGCCTTGCGACTCTTGCATGATTACATCAGCAACACCATTGACATTATCAACAATACCAGCAATAAACTCTTCAGGACTTTGCATCATGTACAAAGCCTTTTCCCAGTTTTCTTCTTTGCTCATCCACTTCTGAAAGAGACTGCTTTCTTCAATTTTTTGCTTAAGCATCAAGATCTGATCGCGGAATGCTGGGTCTTTGCGTAGTGTCTCTACAGTAGCTGCATGAATACCTTCGTGAAGCAACGCATTGCGTTCCCCTTCCGTACCCCGCAAACTTTCGCTGATGTAGATTGTCCCTGTGCCAGTATCATAATATGTGTCTGGCCCTGGATGGTAAATAACATCTGTATCGGGAGCGTTACGATGAATAAGGTTAAGAGCTTCACGCTGAATATCGGAGAATCCATCAGCAAATGCTTCTTGACTTGTCATTTCTGACAGCTTGACTGGGGTAGCTTCTCCTGCCCGTACGTCCAAAACAGCTCGGTCAGCATCAAAACGTTCACGCAAAAGCTCTTCATAGCCCTTGGTGTATTGTTCGTTTAGCTCTTCATCTGTGGGAGGATCGATGTTCTTTACCGTTTCTCCAGTCTCACGTGCAACCTGAGCATCCTCTGGAGTAGCCATAGGTGCCTCAGAATCCGTCGCAATGTCTTCAACCACCTTAGCATTGGCTTCGTCAGCAATAGGGCTTGTATCGCCTTGCATATCACGTGCAAAGCGCTTAGCATCTGCAATAGCTTCTTCTGTTTCACGCGCACGAATAAAGCTTTGGATGTCACGAGCATCAAGTGGACGGTTGAAACCACGGATGGTCTTAGCTAAATGACCACTAGCACCTGCACCCATAATTGCGTCAAGCCAAAACGCTACGCCATCATATTCTTGGCCTGTAAGATTTGCTACAATACCACCTTGTATTGGGTTACCAACTGTATTACCCAAAGCATAAGCCAGTTCTTTTTGTACACGGGCTGCATCTACGGATTTGGCAAAGATTTCCATGCCCTTTTGTTCCCCATACTTTGTTATGAGGTTATCCATATACGCAGCACGTGTACTGCTATTTTCCAGTACTCCTTGCACCGACTTCCACTTTGTTACAAGTGGCATAAATACTCGGTGTGTGATCATGTTGCCTATAACTGGAAACAATGCGCCGCTAATAGCTGATTGTTCAAGCTCTTCAGGGTTGGCATTAGGGAACGTTTCAAGCAGGTGAGCCATACTCATCGTGGCTGCCATTTCTGTAGCTGCTTGTACGTTAGGAATAACATTAGGTCCAAGGCTATGCAACGTCTGACCCAGCTGCTGCATATACTTACTGCCCAAAATCGTTTGGCCTACCTTGCTGGTACGAAGAAACGAACTGGCTTTCATTACACCAGCAGATGACAACTTAAAAGGACCACCATACATAGAACCAATAAGCTGACCAACAGCAGGAGCAAGTTGTTCGATAAATGTATCGGTACCTACAGTTGTTTGTGCTTTGGCTGCTGCGTCAAGGTTTGGCTTGCTCTTAGCTCGTTCATTATCAGCGATAGCCTGTGGCAAAAGCTGACGAAGCTCACTTACATTAGGAATAGATACAGGATCATAGGTTGCATACGATGGATCAATTTCACGGCTAGTACCAAGATCTACGATAAAACGCCATAGCTCGTTTTCTTGGTCTAGTTCTGAATAATCTGATTTAGGCCGTTCAAAGCCAGCTGTCATTCGTGCTGCATCGGCTTCTGCAATGTCAGCATATCGTTCAGTAGCTTTACCAATCCAACCCAACATACCACGATAAAAGCCCGTTACGCCACCAGCAGTTGTGCGAGCTGCTACAGCGCCTGTCTCGCTGGAAAACAACTCCTTTGGCAATTTCTTACCATAGAAACGTTTAGCTCCGTTTAGCTGTTCAAGCTGCTGGTAACGCTGCTTAAACGCATCATAGACACGTTTAACATTTGGGCTTTTTACTCGCGACAATACGTAGTCATCTACTGCTCCAGACCATGATGTTAATGGACGCCATGAGTCAACGTCCACTGATTGTGCAATAACATCAGCAATACCATCATCTACTGACTGAGACTTCATGTACTTAAGCAGGTCAAATGCCAAACCTTGTGCAGCATCAAGACCTACCCTGTCATCCCCTGTCAAATACTTGTCAGTAAGAAGAGCTGTTGTAAACTTGCTGAGAAACTCATTGTCAAGTTGACGGTATGCTTGTGAAATGTCGCCAATTTCATAGTCACCCGTAAATGTTTCCTCACCATCCTTATCATCCATATACGCTATCGGCTTGATAGGCAATTGCGTAAGAGGCGACAATTCACTTACAAACTCAGCTGACTTAGCTTCTTCTTCGGCAACCTTATTAAGTGCTGCTGTATCCCCCAGCATTGTGCTAGGAACCATCACAGAGCTTACCTGCATGCTACCTTCAGGCATACCGTCACTGCCAAGCTTTACGCCCTTGTACTGGAATGGTACAGCTACATACTCAGGACGCTTAGCTGCCATCTGGTCGTCACGCTGCTCCAACTTAAACTCAGGAGTGCGCTTAAGATCAGCACGTGTAAACGCATACTTAGGTTCTTCAGGCTTGCGCTTTTCAAGACTGGCTGGCATACCACCTGTTTCTGGGCGACCAGTATTTTGGGGTACACCTTGAGGTCCCAGTACACGTTTGATAGGTGTAGGGGTTAGTTGCGTCTTAACCCAATCACTATTTATCTCGTTGGCTTTGGTTTCTTGTTGGGCTTTTTGTGTACGTGCTTTTGTTACGTTGTCTTTAACACCGTAATTCTTACGCATCAAATCAAGAGCATCCTCGGCACTACGACGCTCATTAGCCATTTTAGCTAGATCATATAGATCAGCCTCATCCATATTAGGTAGCTTAAGACCTTGCTCTTGAATAGCTTGAGCTACAGTCTTTTCGTCGTATCCAGGTAGATTCTTACTACGTGCATAAGCATTAAGCTTTTCTGTAGCACCATTAAGAGTAAGCTCTTGCATACGCATATCAATGATACCATTGCGGGCCATTGATGCACGAATGCCAGCATCCTTATCTGGGATTGTCGCACTTTTAGCAGCAGCTGAATATCGTTTCCAATCTTCGTGCTGTTGCTTTTTAGCTGGATCATTTTCAAAGGGTGATTCTTTGAATTGTACGGTCGGCTTTTCCATCGGCACATTGACTGTGCCTGGTATTTGATCAAACGGAGAAGGGGAAGGTGGTGGTGTTGCGCTTCCCCCTGTTGTTGTACCTGGAATATTGCCAAACGTAAAATCGTTTTGAGGCTGCTTGTTACGGTTTTTAGCCATTACTTATTACCACTTGTAAGGATATGTCCAGCAAATCGTTCTAGTTCTGCAACCTTCAATCCTTCAGGCGCATTTACTTTCCAACCGTGAGTTTGTATTACATTGCCTTTTTCGTCTTTGATTTCTGTTTGCTGCATATTGGCTTGATACTCAAGTTGAATTATGCCAGTCGGAGTTTTGACATGAATTACTTGAGGTTGTCCGTTGCTATCCTTTTTCTCAATTGTAACGCTATAGTTACCACCTGCAAGTTGTCTTGCACGTTCTGCTTGCAATTGCAATACGTTGACAATACCTTTACCTTCTGTAAACTTGAGTGTGCCAGTAGATTGGAACGCTAATCCTGAAGCTTCTCTTGTAAGAGCTCCACCTTGTTCATTATAAGATATTTGAGTTGTTTTGCCAGCAGTTGTAGAAGGAACATTAGCTTGGATGATACTTGCAGGCGATGGAGCAGGTGCATTAAGAGTTCCGCCACTTACACGGATGTCTGTCTTCATTTCCTCAGATTGCATTACACCCAGCTTATTCTTTGATCCTTCAACCTTGGTGCGACGATCTGATTGCTTTTCAAGCGTAGTAGCAACACCAGACTTTGTAGCTGCTTCTTCCCAACGCTTCAAATCAGCAACACGCTGTGTCAGTAATCCACTAAATGTTTCTTGCATAGGTGCGCCAGTATTATACCCACGGGTCATCATAATCTGGTTACCGTAGTTTTCAAGTGCAGCCAACCCAGCTAGCTTAGGGATTGAACGTTTAATTTCGTCATACTGCGCTGACTGTACCATCGTTGTCTTTTCGCTAACAGTCGGCATCTGTGTTTCAAAACCACCACGCTCCATTTCAACGTCGATTTTGCCTACACCTTTCCACTTTTGTCCTGCCCCTTCTGTCATCCTGATTTTTGTATCAGGAGCTGGTGCAGGTGTTTCTGTTTTGGTTGGGGTAGCTACAGGCTTAGCTGATCTAATTTTGTTTGCCAACATAGCACCCAGACTTGCAGGTGTTGGTGGCAGCTCACTTGCTTTTGAACCAATGCTTGCTGCTCCTGTACCTGATGAGTTACCTTCAGATAAAAGCCTTACAGGAATAGGTGTGTTGGGATCAAACTTTTCCATTGGAATAGTTTTGATTGTTACACCTTGATCAGCTGGTGCAAACAATGTTTGAGATGCAGCGCTATTAGGATTAACAACAGGACCATCGCCATATTTTTGTGATGGCAACTGTGGCTGTGGCATAGTGCGTGGTGTAGCTGCTTTTGCACCAATGTTTCCTGCAAGTGCTGATGCTACAGCAAAGTTACCACGCTGCAATGCGTCCATGTCTTCTGGCATAGCTTCAGCAGCTGCTTGTTGCGCTTGTGCAACCTGGGCAGCAAACTGTTCAGCTTGTCCTGGAACCATTTGTTCTTGAACTTGTGTAAAGCCACCGCGGCTTTTATCATCACGTGGGTCAAGACCACCAACAGCTCGATAAAAAGCTTCTCGTGCAGCGCTCTGGTCCATAGGACTATCTTCGCCAGCAAACTGGAAACCTTCATCAGTTACTGTGATTTCTGTTTTGGGCAACAATCCAGCAGCCATCTTAGCTTCAAGATCCTGCTTTTGTGCTACCTTCATGTTTTGTTTTGCACGACGGTAAGCTACGTTCTCAGCTAGGTTGAGAAACAAAGCTTCCATATTGTCAGAGGCTGACGGTGGTGCTGGCTGGGTAACAAATTGCTGTGCCATTATCGGTTCCCAAACAAGTTAATGATAGGGGAACGTTGAGCTCCAGCAAACGGTGCAAGCATACTATTGCCAGTCAAATTCAGGAATGGCATACGCTGTTTCTTAGCAATTTCTTGCGCTTGTTGTTGGGTTGCTGCTGCTGCTACCTGAGCTGCTTGTGCATCTGTATTTTGTGCAGATTGCATTGGAACACCAGTCGGCGTTTGCTGACCAGCTGCTGTTGGATCACCCTGATTCATAAGGCTATAGATGTTAGTGGCTGTGTTAACACCTCCAAGAATGCCTTGCAAGATGTTACCAAAAGGATTTGCTTGCTGCTCGTTGACATACGAGACTTGATTAGACAAATCCGCAATAGAACGTCCTAGACTTTCTGATTGCTGGATCTTTTGCTGTTGTGCTTGCTGTGCTTGCCCAAACGTATCAGCCATAGCTTGCGAGTATGGTGCAGATGCAGCCATAGCAGCTTGACTAGCCTTAATACCTTGACCCGTTGCGTTAGCAAAGTCACCTGACCCACCAGCAACGGCGTTGAGAGCTGCCCCTTGAGCAGCCCCCATACCCCGTGAAATCTGTTGTTGCTGTGCCCGTGCTGTTGCCATTGGGCTAAGTGCTTGGTTGGCTTCGTCTGCACGAAGGAGACGTCCATATGCATCTGTGTTGTATTGTTCTTCGATGCGTTGACGTTGTGTTTTACCTTGACCCAGAAATTGTTGCAGGATACCAAGTCCTGCGCCAATACCTGCCATTGCCAATGGAACAGCCATACCTTACTCCGTTTCAGTAACCTCTTGATTTTCTTGAGGTTGGATTGGTTCAATAAAATTCGGGACACACCGTAGTTCAAAACGCCCTGGAACAATATTGACATTGTACGTTGACTGCAAATACTGCAGGTACGATGCCAACATTTGAGTAGCTTGCTCAGCACGCTGCTCTTCTGTCAATGTTTCAGGGGTGGTTGTCTCTGTGCTCATAACGCCTCAATGATAATGGTTGGAAATTGATAATGCAATTTACATTATTCAGTTCACTTTTTAGGAAACCTGAACGTTGTAATGGATTGGTACAACATTTGCTCAAGGGCTGCCACAAGGTTTTCTTGTACCCCCCTACCCATTGTGTAGAAAATGGCGTGAGCCCATTCATGGAGGAAGGCTTGTAGCTGAAGCTTTTCGCTCTGGGGTACATCGTTAATATGGGTAGCCACCCTAATAACGCAGCTGTTGTAATTGCAGTCACCATGCATATCCTTGAGCTTTACACGCTTGACACGCCAGGTATTACCACCTAGCTTGAACGAGGTTGGTATCGTCGTAAGGTCTTTCACGTATATACCTTACCAGATTCAATGAGGTAATTGGTTGCTTCAAAATTGCCGTCTGAATCCCCTTCGGCAAAGAAAAAGCCTTGGTTGTACGTGTTGTAGCGGTTCCACTCAGGAGTACGTCCACAGAGGCATCCAATAGCGTAAGCTGCATTTGTCTTGCGTTGCAGGTCATGCTCAGTCCACGTCTGACGAATATGGTGATGACCAAAAGCAATAGACTTCTTAGCATACGACAGCTTGTTGGCTGCTACGTATTTACCCCCACGCTTGATCTCATGACCATGGATAATGGTGAGCTTACCCCACTCAATACCCATTCCGTTGTCATGATAGTCAATACCACGGCTTTCAAGGTTAAGCAATCCTGGTACAGTAAATACACCATCAAGATTGGCAAACCCATTGTTACGTGCAAAACGGGATACCCATTCGTCATGGTTCCCAGCTACATAGTGGATTTTTACGCCTGGCAAGTACTGTGCAATAGCATCGAGGGTTTCGTTCGCCCATTCGATCTCCTTGCGGTATAAATACGTACGGCTATCTTTACCATGTCTTGTCAAATTGGTGTTATCAAGAAAATCACCATTGATTACCAATACGTCAATGTTCAGGGTCTTAAGCTTTTTAAGGGCTGCACCTGTGGCTATTGTATCGCATACTGGGACATGGAGGTCATTAATAATGCCAATACGGTTAGCTTCGATGATAGTTGGTGTAGCGCTTTCATCATGCATTGTAGGCAACGCAATGTCGTCTACATCCTCAAGTTCAAGGATTTGCGAAAGGCGTTTAGGCTGGAACTTATCAGCTAGCTTTTGGCTGATATTAGCGAGCTTAGAAGCATTTTGGTTATGCCTAAACTCTTGAAGCATTTGCGCTTCATCGGGGCTAAGTCGGAACTGTTTGTTTTGCATAGGCTAAAAAAGTAAGGGGGCCTAAGCCCCCGTTGATCACTTCTTATCTGGCGTAAAGTATGACTGCACAATTTCGGCCCCAGCTGCCAGAAACGCTGTAATAAGCGCCTCAGTAATATGGCCTGTGCTGATTCCAAAGATTGTCAATACGCTGAATACAGCCTTGACAATACCAGAAATGGTGGTCTTCCAGTCCTTCATAACGTAACCCTTGATGATAATGAATAGGTATGGTGTTAGCACCACTACCAATTTAGTTGTTTGCCATACATCTTCTACCTTGTCAACGACACGTTCCCCAAAGGTACGATAGTCAACAACAGGTACTTCTAACGGGATAGCAGGATAATGCTTATCGCGAGCCCACTGTATCGGGCGCAATAAAACGTCCTTTAACGGTGCCCGTGTGATCAGGATCTCGTCGTTCGATCCATTGGATTCGGTACTCATGATCAGATACCTGCGATTGTAGAATGTCCAGCTTTGTTACTGTTTCACGCATGTCAGCAAGGTTAGCCTTGATTACTGCCATGTCTTCACGCAAAGCTACGATAGTGCTAAACAAAGCACCACCCATAGCTACAATTACAGCTGCTGAGATACCCAGCATCCATTTAGTAAACTGATCCTGCATTGTTAGCCTTTAGGATACTGCGCTTTAATAACAGCACGTTTAGCGTAAAGTTCTGCCAATCGAGTTGAATATTTTGCAATATCTTCGGCATTTTTTGCAGCTTGTGCCATACTTAGTTCAGCGGTTAGTTCTGCAATGTCTTGCAAATACACACCAGCTTTTGCGTATGCTTCTGCGCGCTTTACATGATACGGCGGCTCGAAAAAACCAGACGCTACTAAGTCATTCCACTTTGCAACACATTCATCAAGTGATGGGATTGGTTCGTTTGGATCAATCCAAGTTTCGACCATTGATTTATAAGTGCGATGCGATTCTGCACCTTTCAAACCAAGTGCGTTGACAACAACGCCAAAGTTGATCATGTTTGAAATCATGTTTGTTGCCCCGCAAGTTTGTATGCACGCGCATTCAATACACGCACGTATGCTGATGCATTAGCAGTTGACCACTGACCAGTAACTGCAAACGTTAGACTGGTTGTAAAGTTTGGTGACAGATATGTAAAGAAACGCGTATCATATACGTTCGAGCCACCAGCAAACATCGTAGGGTTTGCAAACTCTTGCGCACGATATGCGTCATTGCTGAAACTTGAAATCGTACCAAGTTGCGAGCCCTGACGAATAAAGAAGAAATGCGCAATGCCATATCTGCCATTGGTCCCACCAGCAATACTTGCAACATTGCTCGTCAGTATGCTACCACCAATCACTGTACTGGTTGTGAAGTTGTATTGCACACCGCTCATGTTGTACGATTCATAGTAAATATCAATGCGTACAATCTCCCCATTTGCAATTGTGTTGGCTGGCACTGTAAATGAAACAAGATTGCGTTGTGAATTTGTGTTTTCAGCGTCTTGAATTGTCAATGCATATGTTGTGTCACCAGCCGCGACAGTTACCGCGCCAGTTGAACCGTTGACCGAAGTTACCGCGGCTTTGTAAGTCTGATCACCAGCAAGATACGTTGTGCTGTTCGCCGTACCAGTGCCAAGACGAGCAGTGGCAATCGTACCAGACGTAATGTTTGCTGCATCATGTGTATGAGATGCTAGTGCAACACCAGTTACGGATACGACTGGATTACTTGGGTTTGTATTGTCTACAACAATGTTAGTGCCAGCACCAATTGTCTGAACACCACTACCGCCACTACTGAATATGCCTTGATAGTCTGCCATATTAGACCGATGCAATTACGGCGAAATAGCCATTATTAGAACCGCCTGTTACCTCGATTGCATAGCCTGAATAAGGGTATGTCAAACCGTGGATTGTACCAGGTGTGTTAGTAATTGTACCACTAACAGCTGTTGGCAATGCTTGATAGTTTACGCCGTCAAGTGTTGCTTTAATGGTATATGTCAACGAAGGCCAGTTGTTGTTAGCGTCCTGCAACGGTACAATTTGGATGGCAACACCCATTTGCTGCACAGCACAAGGAACGATAAAACGGTAGTAAAGACCATTTACGCATCGACTTGAGTCATAGTGTGCTGACATTTGCTGGTTTGCTGTACCAACAAGGATATTGCGAAACTCCTTTTCGTGATACAGTGCTTTTTGTGCAGCAGTTCCAGCAATAAGAAATGGCTTGTAATCACGATGAAACTTAGTTGCCATTAGAGACCTCAGTAATCATAAGCCATTGCCGTTACGACAAATGACTCAGCATTGTTAGTTGATACGCCTAGCTTTTGACCGTTACCGATGTTGATAGCTGGCAGTCGTAAAGTCGTACGAAATAAAGGAGTTACGGCGCTTCCTTGAACAGAAGCTACTTGCTCTTCGTGTACAAGTCCCCAAGTTGACCCGTTATATGTAAACAAACGAATCATACCCTGTGTAGTGTTTGCCGTTGCTTGTACAACGATAATGTCTACACGAGTACCATTGGCAGATCCAACTACCAGATCGGTAATTGTACCTGTACCGTTTGTATTTGTATTTGCTGTCGAGATCGAAGCTCGACCAAAACGTAGCGTAGGCATAGTAACTCCTTCAATGCAATCTGCGTAGCGTTATGCGACTATGCAAACTTAAAAGTCAGTCACCGAAGCTACGACGTCAAATACCTCAGACTTTTCTGTCGAAAGCTTGAGTGTTTGTGACGTGGTTAAGATAAGGTTTGTTGGACGCACCGATGTTGTCCAACCTGGATCAGTAGCTGTTGACGGATCAATAGGCACTGGGATTTCTCGGTATAACCTAGTTGTTGTCGCGTCATTGATGAACATACGGATCATGCCCTGCGTTGTCGTATTGAGAGCCGTGATGTCAATTTGATTGACTTTTGTACCGTTGGCTGTGCCTGTTACAAGGGTACTGTAAGCACCTGTTGTGCCGTCTTTGTTTGGGTTGGCTGTTGTTAGCTGACCGTTTATTTGTTTGTTTGTCATAGCTAAGTCTTTGAGTTAAAAGGTGTTAGATTCCGTTGAAGTCCATTGTGTGGAAGTTGGCTGGTAGCTGCTGACCTACGGCGTCATAGTTACCATGCACCAGGGTTGTATCTGGAGCGAAAAAGTCTACCAAGCCAGCGAGTTTTTGAATGCGCGTAGATACGGTACATACTTGGAAGAAAAAGCGGTTTTCGCCAGTGCCAGGGTTGTACGTTAGCAAAGGCTTGATACGGCCTCCGCCTCCACCTGTTCCAACCTGGATAATACTTTGTCCTCGAATTGACCATGGCCTGCTATTGTAAACTTGTACGTACTGCGCTGGCAATACACCTGGTGGTACAAAATCACGTATTTGGAATGATCCAATACTATCGAAGATACCATTTTTAGGGTTGTTGTATGCGCCTGAGCAAGTGATAAAAGCATGGACACTTGGGTGAACTACTGGATTAATAGCAGTAGGAGCGTTAAGCCCCATAATCCCTTCAATGCTAATATCAACCAAATATATTCCAGGCCATAATACTTGTACGTCTTGTGTGTTATCCTGTATCGCTGGGTTGAAATTAGGGGTAAGAAATGTTTCCTCGTGTATCCACGCTGCGTCACTGACAATGCTATCACTAATGGCAGGAACAGTCTCATACTTGTAGATAGGTACAAACAACGAGCCTAATACGGCTGCACCTGTCCATCCAAGTGTACGTGCATTTGACGCTGGATTGTAGTCAGCATACCAGTGACGGCTGTAAATACCATGGTTGGCTGGGAAGTAATGCTCTACATCACGCGTACCATTATAAAGGACTGGATTTTCTGGTTCGCGGTCAGTAACAACTACACGTGCATGCTGCCATGGTACTGGATCACATTGGTTGTATATGTCTTGGTCAACAAAATTGATATTGGTTGTATTAGCACCATTAGTAAATGGTACTTTAACGCCATTGTTAAGTATCTGCAACGGCCTATCAATCGTAAGAATGATCTCAGCTGGATTGAATGGGTCGATGCTAACGGTTGTTTTGACGTTGTTAAGGCCATTGTACTCAACAATGTAACCGTTATTGATCGTGATATTTGATCCTACATCAGCACCAATATCCCAGTTGTAGCTAGACAATCCTGTGGCGTTGATAGTGATACCTTTACGAGTAACAGTACCTAGCGGAGTCGGGATTTGCTTATAGGCTCCAGTAACCGTGAATTGTACCGTAGCAGAGTTTTGGAACTCCACAAAGTTGACAGTTTCATCACCTAAGCCCAGCATAGGACGAGGGTTTGAGTCTACACCTATTGCATACAGATTGTTGTTGTACGCGTACGCTTGGATGTTTGTGCCTTGTGTAAGCTCAAACTTGATAGGTAGAATGCTGTCTTCAGGTATATCGTGGTATTCAGGACGATCCTGGAATACAAGCTCATTGTCATTGAATATCGAACTGTCAAAGTATATGCTGCTTGTTTCCAACGCACCTTTGACTGTGTATTGCACTTCGATAATGATGTTAGCTGCACGAGCTGCTACCGTAGCGTAGCTAGACAACGGTACTGCACCTGTTAGGTCACGATACCATAGGTTAATGTTTTTGCCTGCTTCAATTTGTGAAGCTGTAACAAACTCATCTTCGTAAAACGCTTTCTCACCAGCAACACGGGTATTGAGCTCTGTACGATCAAAGATGTCTTCATGCAGTTCTACCCCAGCTGGAGTAAGCTTAAATATTGCATCCCAATCGTCAGCATGACGACCATTAGCTGCCCAACATAGTTCAAATACCTCATCTGCGGACATGGCTTCTCCGCGATAGGTAGGAACATTAGCAACAGCTAATTGAGCTGTAAACACGTTACACAATACACTGTCAATAGTGGCTGTACCTGCAGCTGTACGAGTTTTGATTGGGACCCATACTTTACCATCACTTGTCTGGATCAGGATGTAGTAATCGGCTCCTACGCGCCCGTACGTAGGCGTAATGGCTGAAACTGTTGAAGCTAGTGCTGTTACAGCCGTCAGGCCTGGAGCAGCTGCAACCATTGCTGCATACGTAGCGTATGTGTTGTATGCCAGTGGAAGAGCATCAACAATACCAATAATTGGGTAGTGATCAGCCGTTTGGCCTCCCCAACGCCCATTAGCTGTAATGATGTACCAAGTTGGGATATTCGTCCCAGCCTGCTCTACACCCCACTTAAACGTTATTGTGCCGTTAAATGGTACAAGCAATACGTTAGCATCAGTGATCGGAACATTCCGACCATTCATGTACGGATACAATGTCATGATGTCTGATGCCATTACAACTCTACCAATGTGTATCGGAATCGCATTTCAGTTGGTTTTAGACGGCTCATTGTAGCCCATACACGGATAGTGTTACGATCTACGGCAGCCCAATGTGGAATGTTGCGGAACTTTTGGTTGCCCAATGCTCCACCCCATATAGTGTTTAGACCTGAACGATAGTACACAACGTTTGTTCCCGTGCTATCAAGAGCGCGGTCTACTAGTTCAAGGTGGAAATTGTTGAGGTTGCTAAGGTTCCAGTTATGTACAATGTCTACATACTGACGTGTACCATAACGATATGGAGGCTGTGAGCCTGTATAGTCAGGTGCTGTAAAGCTAAAGATCGCTTCTCCTGTCAACGTGCGCTTAGATGTAGAACTACCTCCACCAGGGTCAGTAGTACTACGTTCGATAAAGATTTGGTTGTTTACACGAGTAACAGATATACCATTACGTCCAGTAAAGATTGCCTGCTCCGTATTGGTAATTTCCTCACTACCGGCAGAAGCGGAAGCGACAAGAAACCATGAATACGCCGTAGCAGCTTGATTGTATTTACCACGTACACGACGACCACCACTACCAATATCTACGACTTCCCATTCGATAAAATTGGTACCAGTAGCACCATTAGAATCGTAGTTGATTAACGTGGTTGAACCATTAGCTACGTTAACGCCATCATCCTGGAGCTGTAAAGGACGATCTATGGTAAACGTTTGAGTCGTTGCATTGAAGGCTACAGTAACACCACTGCTACCAGTCCATACAACAGTATCGTTGTTGGTTATAGCTGCAGTAAGCACGCCATTAGAAGCAATCCACTCATAACTACCACCGCCACCACCACCGCCAGCATGGAACCAAGCAGTAATTCTACGATTCCCTGCCAGTTGGTCAGTTACTTCAAAATAGACTTGATGCGTGTAATTGTGAGGCTTAGTGCTAGTTGCATTCCTAAAGTCCATGACAACAGTGTCTGAAGGACCTACATTAACAGCATTTATTTGTAGCTGCAATGGTCTGTCAACATTTAGCTGCAAACCAGTACGGCTAATGTAAACGCCGTTTAGACCTTGCCATGTAACAATGTTGGTATTATTTACTGCAATAGCAGCTGTACCATCATTGCCAGACCGTACTTGCCAATAGTATGACGGTGATGCACCTGGGGTGTATTTACCACGTACGCGACGCTCTCCACCACCTATATCAAGTACTTCCCACTCAATAAAGCTGGTACCAGTTGCACTGTTGGAGTCGTAATTGATAGCAATAACGTTATCATCGCCAATAGCTACGCCATCATCTTTGATAGTTAACGGACGTTCGACAGTAAGCGTGTTGCCTACGCGCGACCAATATGTCGTTTCGCCATTGTTAAACGTGACTGTTTCAGCATCACTAATCTGTTCAGATGCATCTGCGTTTGTACGTACATACCACGATGACATACTACCGCCACCACCACCAGTTACGCTTGCATTGATTGTAACTGTTACTTCATCGTCAGCAAAGTTGCTCCCATTGAGAACAACATTTGATCCGCTAACAAAGTTAATCCGCTTAACCGTATTGGTTATGCCAGTACCCAATGTAGGCGATAACCGAGTAAGAATATCAAGACCGTCTACTCCTACTGTCAAAAACCGATCAATTGTAAGGAACGCTTTAGTTCCAGTATTCTCAATCGTTACTTGGCAAGTTTGGTAAGGCGATATTGCATCCAGCTCAAAATAGGTAGAGCTAGGCGGATTCGTAATAATAGTAGTTGTGCCACCACCCGTTGTCGTAGTGGTAGTCCCTCCAGCTGTTGTAGATGCTGCTTCTGTAGTTTCAGTTGTAACTGTAGAAGCCCTACGAAACCGCTCAAATTCACGTTGGGTTTGTGGGTCATTATGTCTCCATCCAGTTTTCATCCGTATGTCTTACGCTGATGCTCGCTTGACATAACTTGAACAGAACGGATGCTTGTAAGGTAATGAGCGCTTTCAATAGTGATGCGTCCACGACGATACTTCGTAAATGGGCATACAAGCACCAAAGATTCACGGGTAGCATTGATGTCGTCTGGCGATACTGTCGTGCCACCTGGTGTCTCTATGCGCGTTGTAAATGGATTTACACCACCTTGTGCGTTCATGTTCAGTGCAACAAGATCAAACACTAGCGTAGGCGTTTCCCCTGCATATGTTGTCGAGCGCGCTTCAAACCTAACCACGGGATCAGCAGCAGAAAGAGGAGCTGTAGTAGCATTGAAATAGCGGTATCCAAGGTAGTTCCGAGTGTCATATTGAGCGTCGAGTACAATCTTACCAAGAATGCTGTCTGACTCACCATCTCCGATAGCGTGTGTTACAATCCGACCAGGTATTTCACGGAACGGATAATTTTTTGTGCCAACGGTTAGTGTCGTCGTGTAATACAAATCTCCTGCATTCAAAAAATTCGTGTAATACTCATCGTAACGAAAGTTAGCTCGTGGCTGAAACAATACCGTTTTAGCTTTAAGCGTAGCGTGACTAGTACGACGATAAACCTTTGGTGACGTATGCTTACCAATATTAAACTTCATACGCCCACGTTTAGAGTGTGTGTATGGTCTATTATTGGATGACCAATGTTGGAAGCTGCTCATTAGAAAAACTCTCGCGTACCAGTTTTGTCAAATACATTGATTGGCTGCCCAAATGTAGGCAGGTCAATATACTCCACGCGCCATGTTTTGCTACTAAAGCTGTAAATCAAACGGTATTCTTGCTCAGGTGTTTGTGCATTTGGTACTTGACCCATATCGCCAACAGTTGTAAACGACATAGCTGGCGATGACACAACAAGTTCATTACGTGACTCATCATAGCTTACTTCGAGATATGGGTTATACCCCTCGTCATTGTAAGGGAATCGTGGCAATGAAATTTGTGTAGCATAATACGGTGGATTGTCTGTTGCCATTGCTTTGTAGTATGTCAATACTGGCTCAGCAATGTTGCTAGGCATACGACCATCTGAAAGCCACACACCTGACTCGTTACACCAAAATACCCCATCGGGTGTAGTAACCACCGTCTTAGGACTAAAAGTACCCTGACCGGGTATCTTATCAAGGTATTCCCACGTAGACACATCGCCAATAGTTGGCATTTGAATACGATGGCATTCATGACGGCTAAACGTCCATAGTTGCTCGCGGTACTCGGTAATAGCTGTGTGAGGCATACCACCAACTTTGAGGTAGTTTTCTTCACTGAAAATGTCAAGGGAAATCACGCCACTTTGAATGTCGCTGTAGCGAATGATAGCTTGCTCTTCTTCCCCAAACTTATCAATACAGCCACCAAGAAACGTACGACCCTTGATATTTGTAACGCATCGTGCACCAATACCTTGCCAGTATTTGCCAGATGAGTTGATTTGTAACGGTGTGCTTGTTGCAGGGTAGTCCCACAAAATAAAATCTGGGGTGAGACTGCAGTCAACATCGTTCAATACAGTGTTATCACGTTGTTGCCCAACACTAATGATGCTGTCGCCAAGAGATAAATAACAATTGGTTGGTACAGGTTCACCACTGTATTGCTCCTTCCACTTAGCGTATTCATCCCAATTGTAAAGAGGTTGTCCATCGCCGTCTAATACATGCGATTTGACTAGCCGATATTTGGTTAGATCCTCAAAGTCTGTTGTAGCTGGTTGCATATAAATGCCTGGCAATGGATCATCTATATTTTGTAAACCAACTGAACGGAATAACGACTCGTCACCAGATTCAGCTACGTAAAAGTTAATAGCTTCAACACCCATGTCAACTAACTTTGGGATTTCACTTGTTTTAATTTTGATAGTGAAATACACAAGGTTAGGCGCTGTATGATTACGACGATAACCAGCTTTGTTGTTATCGACAAAATCACCTAATCCAGGAGTAGTGGCGGATGGCGGTGTTGGTGCCGATGGCAAATAATGAGGAGCAATATCCAAATGCCAATGGAAAATCCACAATGCTTTTCCATTAGCGGCTACATAATTCGCATTATAGTTAAGGTTTGATTCATACCTAGCTACATCTGCTACAAACTCAATGCTAGTCGTCGGATTAAATGGCTCATAACAATATGGCTGCAAATCAGGATAAGCATAATAATCTCGTCCTAAACCACTAACGAAATTATTCTGCACGTCTTCTGGGTAACTTTTAGAAGCCCCAACATATCCAGTCACGCGGTACGAATAACCACGCACTCCAGCAACAATGTAGTTATTGCCATTTAGCTTTGATGTTTGCGTTTTGAATAAGGCAAACTGTTGCTTAATGCTAGTAGCGCTTGGAGCTTGGGTATAGTTGTTTGGTATAGGCGCTAAACCAAGATTGTGGTCAGTATGAGATGTATTTTGGTAATTGTCTTGGAGCCACCACATTGAAGGGTATGCTGGATTGATGTTTTGCTGTATTGTGTAAACACCTTTTTGTGCTACTACTTCAGCACCTCGAATTTTGAAAGTACATACCCATGGTATTTGTTCGCCTTTTATCCACGGACGTGGGTTATTAGCTTCCAAATAATTAGGTAACTGTACGCCAACAACCCAGTAAAAAGATTTACCTGTAACGCTCTCTTTGTTTGATCCTGATTCACCATTAGCAACTTCGACCTGATTCGTGTTAATCGCTATAACTTTACCTTCGCGACTAGAACCGCTTTTGCTAATGCTTACATTTTGAATGGCAATTTTGCCAATTGTGCCATTAGGATCATATCCTTTGTATTGTACTTTCCATCTTGCCGTTCCATCATCCACAATAGGGATGTTGTTCAATATTTCAATGGATTGTATATGCGAAGAATACTCTTTAGCATATACCCAAGTGTAAAGCACAGGTAATTGTTCAGGTGCTACAAAGCCTGGCGACCATGCATAGGTCGGAGCTGCTGAGTTATATTGTTTTCCTTTGAATTCAATTGCTACAATTTCGACTGCACCTTGCGGCACATCAGTAGCTAATTGTGGCAAATAGGTTGACATTGGCGACCCAATCACTTTGGGGTCAGTAATGCACAAACCAGTGACATATGCCTTAAATGATACCATTGCAGCTGCGTTTCTTGCAACATATTGCGATGGGTACATTACTTTGAATTGGCTGTATTTATCTGACACACTGTAATTAGGCGCAAGATCGCTTAAAGCATTTGGCGATGAGCCAATAATATTCCAATATTTGCGGTTATCTGTACGCTTGCGACGAAGGTCCCAATACGTCCATACATAACAAGGATACATTTCATCTTTTACCCACGTTTGGGCATAATTGAATGTCCCCGTATTGTTTGGCGCTAGATCGACTGCAACGTCAGTAGTGATAACAAGATTGCCACCATGACGCGAGTGATCAGTGTAGGTTCCACGAATATCCCAACCAGGATAAACGCTAGGCTGAACAGTAGTACGAATGGAACCCAAAGGAGCAGTGAGAGTGCCATCAATATGCGGATTGCGCCAACGTGGTTCATTAGCTGAATCAATATGCGTTGCATAGTGTACTACCAACGTTCGTTCTTGATTAGTTGTACTATAGCCAATAATGTCCCGAATAAAGAAAACGAGTACATTTTGACCAATAGGCTTGTTATACGGAACTGCTGTAGCCCCTAAGAATGTAACCTTGTCGTCACTGCTAGTGCCATTTGGCAACGGATCACGGTCAATAAGCAATGTGTAACGATCAATGTCTACGTTAAGCACTGCATTCTGATTAAAGCCCGCAGGAACGCCAACCGTCTTAACCAATCCAGCGTCAATGTTCCAATCTACCGAGCGTACATATCCATAACCATAGCGTTTGGTTAGCGCTCCGCGGACTATCGAAGGATCGTAGTTTTCAATAAGCAATGCTCCACGGTTCTGTGGCAATTGGAACTTAAGGTCATAATCTTCGTACTCGTAATCAAACGAAACGGTATCAATCATTCCCTGTTCAAATGATGCTTGTATGTAGAGCTTACGTGTAGGCATTACTTACGTTTTTTCTTCTTAATTAACTCGTTAGCAAAAGGCTCATCAAGATGAGTACAACCGTCCATACTGCTAGAGTATCGACCTTTGTCCATAACCTCATCCTCAAGTTCATCATCCTCTTCATAATCTTCATATGAATCAGATTCCGACATATTACGGATGATATCACGTAGCGCCATTTTGAGCTTCATACGTTTGCTAGTGTCAATCATGGTATTACTTCTTTTGTGCGTATTTACCCTTTGTCACAATCCTTGTTGGCTTTTCGTAGTAATTTGGGCTACCTGGATCGCGATAAACATAACTTGGATCGCCTGGATCAACCTCTTCATTCATACCTGTTTTATATCGTCCTCCTTCATAGTAAGCAACAGGCTGCATCTCACGATCTACTGTTTTTGCCCTGTCAAATGGCGTATAATAGCTTGGAGGGTTAGGGCCTTGCATTTCACGCTTAGGCGCAGGTGGTGCCATCGGTGGTTCAACAGTAGCATTTGGGTCTGCTACGTTACTACCCGCCATTGGTGGTGCGGTCATCAGCGACATAATGCGTTCTTTAAGAGCAGACTTTTGAGCTGCATTAGCCTTTGGTTTGTTTGGCATAAAAACTCCTTTATTCTGGTAGCCAGCGTATTGGCTGGACTTGGATTGTAGAAATTTCGTTATTGAGATTGCGGAGATAAGCATTAGCATTGTTTAGTTCGCTATCTGCTTCTTTCTTTGCGTAGTTAAGTCGTCCTGATACAGCATCGTCACCCTGCATCATGAGGTTTTCAAGCATGTTTACTAGCGACTTCCAGTAGATTGCCTTCCATACAGCATCAGGTACCTCTTCTACTGTTTCACTGATCAAGAACGATATAGGCTTTTCAGCTCGATAGATCAATGTAACGGTATCGCCAGCCTGAAAATCAGTGCTAAAGGTAAAGGTAAAGCCATCATCATCACGTCGCAGTGCAGTAAACTCCAAGCCATTATTATCACGCATAGTGTCATTTGTTGACTGCGGATACAAATAACCCGTAGAGTATGCTGTATTGATCGACTGGTATGACTTTTCAAAAGCCTGTTGACCATTCTTCCATACCTGAAGAGTGGCGTTCATGCGGATTGCTTCTGGTTCAATGCGAAACGTATTGTATGGATATGGTACCCACACACCACTCCTGCGGATATACCGCATACTTTCAGCAGTAACTAGCGCTGTGCTGTTTTGTACTACTGGCAAAGCTGCGAGGTTAGCAAACGTAGCAACAGTATAATCTTCGTTGAGCTTTCGTGGCTCTAGGGTAATAATGTTAACCCAAAGCTTAACTGTTGATGCTACTACATCAATAGCTTCTTCAATAATATCTATCAGTTCAGCACGACGAATACGCTGACCTTCTTCATCGCCAATAGTGCGTTGAAGACGAGATACGAGACCTTTAAGAGAGAGGGGCATAGTCTGGTGGGACAATGGTTCCAAGATAATGCCAATCGCCATTGTGCTTGGCTGTTGGCTGTAACTTACGATGCTTAGCCATCCGCTTGTCTCCATCACGCACACCTGCGCGACTTGTGTTACCCTCGATAGTTTTCACCGTAAAGTCATCGACAATATGTGTAATTATCCCTGCATGTCCACGTCCATTTCCTGTACTCCAACAAACAATTCCACCCACAACAGGCTTTTGTTGGACTTTAATAAGTTCACTGTCTTTTGCCTTACGGTAGCTTACAACTACTCCACCAGTTAGCACCTTGTTAACTTCATCGTACATATTTGTACCACGGTAAACTTCTAGCCACATAAGCTTAGCATCAAACATACACCAAGCATAACCAGGCTTCCAGCCAACTTTAGCTAGTTTTCGTTGATATTCTTCATCATTAAAACGTTCGTTCTTACCAATCTCCACTACATGAAGGTAAGATGCCGATACGTCAATAATACGCTGTCCAGCGTCACTGAGCAGGGGTTGTTGGGACATTGCCTACTGAAGTCAAGAATGATTGTTCGGTTATTTGCGTCGCTTGTCGTACCGCTGGGTCGAGTTGTTTGCCAAGAGCTTGCATTCCGTGCTCAAGAGCGTACTGCAAAAGCAACATGACTCCTTCGTCAGGAATGTCGGCAAGCTCAGTATAGTTGCTGAGGCCAAGGTCAGTAGGAAGTAGATCATCATAAATAGGCTTGCGTATGATGGTAAGCTCGTAAGCATTGTCACCATACCAGTAATCGCCTTGTGTATTTGCCAGTACATCCGTTCCTGCCCATATATAGATTTTGTCGCCTACCTGTGTCCAACATATATCTTGTCGCCATTGATCGTTGTTTTCGCTGCTAACAGCAAAGAACTTATCAGGGGGCAAGTTGGTTAGAGGGCCGTGCCACGGATGTTTGATATTTGCGTTGAAAATCTTAGTACTACGACTAATTGCAACAACCTTTTTGATGTATGTCCACGGTATTAACGTGCCATAACCTGGAGTTGTAGGCCAAGCCTTTTCTTGTTTTTGTAGGTCATTTATCGGTGCTGTTACAGGCTGACCAAGATTGATTTCTTGGTATTGAGACTCACGCCCACCATATGTAACATTACTAGCAGTGCCAAACAACCTAATACCGTACAACTCAGGACGGTACTGGCTAATAAACGCTGCTGCTCGCGATAGTCCTACATTAAGGAATAGTCGGATCTGATACGTATTGATCTCACCACCAACCAAGCTATCAAGCGTACTACGTAATGCTGTTACCAAGCGCTCAGTAGTCCAGAATGAGTTTTGGGGTACGACGTTAGGTAGGTTAGTAATCATCGTGCCATTTGTACTTCTTGTGAATCAGACAGTGCCATTTGTGCTGCTGCCTGCAAAAGTGTTTCATAGTACAGTGGTTCCATATCAAGCACGTCATTTACAGCTTGTGTGGCTGGATTCAACGGTGTAGGAAGATAAGCACAGTACAAAATGCTAGAACCGCTGTCAGTACGCCATCCATTTGGGTATTTGATCCTAATACGACCATTTGCGTACGGAGCGATACCCACTGGTGCAACGCCAGGAATAAGTACGTACATAGGATCAGGATTGCCATCTACATATGGATTAGCATATGAATTGAAGCGTGGTAGCGATGACTTTTGAAGTTGGTGATTGTTGCCAGTATGTACGCTGTAAACCCATGCTGGACGACGAGTGAGATTGAACTCATCGGTAACATTGCTATTGATAACACTAAGATTATCTTCAACAATGTAGTTAGGGAAGGCACGAGCAATAATCTCATGCGCTGCCTTGTCAGGAAGCTGGGCTGCTTGCGTAATAACCTGCTGGACAATGTTCAGTGCTGAGCGATATAGGTAAATATCACGTAGCGCACGTGAGTATCGTACACCGTCAGGTATAGTAGCAGGAGGGGACCCCGTTACGGAAATAGGGTCCCCAATCTGCCGAGAAAGTGCTATATGAGCTTCCCAAATACGCATTATTCAGGAATGCCGCCCTGCGTTTCAGATGCACGACCAAAGACAAGGAATCCACCTGGATTGCCTGCCGATGGCTCTGGGTTAGCTGCAAGCGTGACTGTGCCGTCTGCTGCTACCGTAGCTTGTGCGATTGGTACTACAAGAACTTGTGTGCCAGGTGCGAATGGTGTGCGGATGATGTTTGTTGACGCATCAACCGAAGCAATCCGTTCGACCAGGATGATTTGGTCAGCTGGGTTTGGTCCTGACTTGACATTGATGTCTTCAAGACGATACCCACGACGAATAAGACCGCCCATGGTTACTCCTTAGAATCGATAGAGGAAAAAAGAAAAACGAGCTCCAGATACCGACTGCGTTGCTCCACGAGCACGGATCAGACGGAACTGGAGATTATGCGTAGCTACACTTGTCGTAGCTGTAAACTGGTTCCATGTACCAGGAACAAATTGTTGAGCTGAGCCAACGGTTGTCCAAGCTGTTCCACCAATAAGCAAATAACCTTCTGGAGATACTTGGCGTACTTGCAGAGTATATGTGCATGTATCGCCTGATCCAATGCCATAACCTACCCAACGATGTGTTGAGTCTGATGTAGCACTGTAGAGTGTTCCTGCTAGTGGAGCAATACCAAGAATAACGGTGTCTGTTACTACGCCTGTTGTCGTAATAGTGAACACTTGTTCTGGGCGGACTGTCGGTCCTTGTGGTACACGTGTCTGCACGACTGGCTGGGCTACGCCCTCTACGGAGTTAACCGTAAAGAGCGTAACAGCCAGAATCACAGCGGAGAGGAATGTGATAATAGTCTTCATTGTTGTCCCTTAGTCAAAAGAAATCATGGATTGATACTGAGCATAACGGCGCTCGAGACCCTTGATTGCGATCCACTCTTCCTTGTAGATCTGCTCACCAGGATTTGCAATGTCCTTGTTTGTAACCATGTCCCACTCTGGGTGGCTAGTTACTGTGAAGGAATCAACCTTCATGTCAAGGGCCAGCATCTTGCGAGCATAACCTGCTTCTTCCATCGTCTGCGAAGGAACAAGGATAAGCTTCACACCTGCGTGAATGATCGACTCAAGCGGAAGGTCAAACTCCTTAGAAGCTTCTTCGTCGTAACGGAGATAGCCACTATCGTAGAATGCAACCTTGAGGTCTGTGTAGAGTGTCGTACCCATTGGGCAGATCTTTTCAGATGTACCACCGTTCTTCATTACCTGGTCGATGAGACGCTGGAGTGAAGGGTATGTGATCTGTGGAGCTGTGTGACGGAGGATGTGGTCGCGGTCTTGAGGAATGTACTCAACGATACCACCCATCATGTACACAGGATTGCCAAGTGGGTCAACGGACTTACCCTTACGACCGTGAAGGAGTGTGCGCTCCCAGTCAAGTGACATTTGCTTGAGACGAAGGAGACGGTTGATGTCAAGAGCAGACTTGTTCAAGTATGTCTTGTTGATCTTTGATTCCTTCGTGATTTCGACAGCATACTTAAACTCTTGAGTAAAGTTGTTGTCGATCTCTGGATTCTTGTGGAAACCACGAGCTGTACCAGCACCTTCAGGCCACGATGGTGAAGCGCGGAGGATTTGGTCTCCAGCAAGGATAGCACCTGCGTTGTTAGCGTTTACACCTGCATTGACAAGTGCAATTGGCACACGAGCACCACCAAAGTCACGTGGACCTGGGCCTGCAAAGAAGCGCTCAACTGTAATGAGTGTTGAACCGTTACCTGCTGAGTTTGGCGCACCAACTTCACGAACAATCATTTGCTCAGGAAGTGTAAAGTACCAACCTGAGTTAGCAGGATCTTCGCCCCATGTACGACCGTAGTTAACCGAAATAGGCTGGCTACCAACTGTATATCCCAGTGGTGGCGGTGTATTTGGTGTAGGAATCGTGTTTGTTGATGTTACCTGACCAGCTTGGAGTGGCTGTGAAACGCAGTATGCATACAGACCCTTGACGTGATATACGTCGTTAGGCTGGAACATAGCAGCGTCTTGGTTAGGTACACCAAACGTCGTGTGGTTATTACCAGCAGCCGATGGAACTGTGATAGTAATTACACGCTGAAGCTCTGTGAGCTCATGTACGCGGTGTTCGCGATCCGAAACGTTCTTAGACTTCGGGAATCGCTGGTGGAGCATTGTCGCGAACTTTGTGTAGTCGCGTGTAATGAACGACATCTCGCCCATTGAATCCATTCCGTACTTACGGAATCGTTCGGGCAGAGAGCCGCTGGTATAGAGACCATCCCAAAAGTCCCCTTCCCGTTGTACTTGTGGTACTGTAGCCATATGGCTTATCCTTAAAAAATGTTATCGAACTCTCAACCCAAGAATTGTGGGCGGATTTTCTTCATATGATTTATTAGAACTTGTGCTTTGAGGTTGAAATTGCGCTGAAGCCATCTTACCTGCTTTACGCATTTCCTCCATCATTGCCTTCCGTCCTTCTTCTCTGGCAGCTTCTCGTTCACGTTCAAGGATCTGGTCAAATCGCAATGTTCGGTAGACATCTGTCAACTTCATAGGGCGATTCATAGACTCTTGAATCAACTCCAAAAACTCCTCTTCAGATACTTGTTCTGCAAGCCCTTCTTCAAAGTAGGCATCTACCAAAGAATCAGCTTGCGCGTCCATATCTACCTGAGCAGGTACATTGGTTTGTTGATTACGATTTTGCAGGTTAGCCAAAAACTCCTTTCTTTTTTGCTCAACTGTCTGATTATGAGCAATAAGATCTTCGCCAGCCTTTTGGCTATACCGCGCAATACGAGCAGAAATGCTTGATGGTTTGACAAGATCAGCAGGGTTGTAAACATCCCTCCAGTTATCGCCAAACTCTTCAGCAATTCGCTCTTCAATTACTTGATCCATTTCTGACTCAGTGTACACCCTTCCAATACCCAATTGCTCGGCGTATTCTGGGACGTAACTAGCCATGAATGTCAATGGGTCTGATTTAAACCCATTCAACATTTCCTTAAATGACTCAATTTCTTGTTCACGCGATGCTAGAGCGTCACCGTAGTTACGTTCTAGTTCACTTGCAAACTCTTCGCTATTGAGATGTTGCCAAAGACCGTTATACTTTTCAGCGTAAAATTGGAGAGCTTCTTCTGATGATGCAAATTCTTTTTCAGGACGCCAACCCTGTGGTACTACATCACTTAGCTGCTTCCAGTTATCAGCACTGTTACCAGGTTGTTGTGCTGGTTCTGGTATGGATTCGGGTTCTGGTCCTTCTTGCGTAGGTTCTTGTGGTACTTCCTGATCTGGAAGATTCCGCAATAGATCGTAGAAACTCATGTTCTCTCCTAGAATGGTGGGGGCATTTCTTCTTCTTGTTGAGCAGCAGCTGCATTTTCTAGTGTTGGCTGCTGTGGCATGTTGACTGGCAGATTCTGACCAATGCGCTCCTTTTGCACCTTGACTTCAGCTTCCAATTCGGCCTTCTTCTTAGCATATTCGACCTCAAGGTTCTTTTGGAAGATCTGCTGTTCGAGCTGAGAATTCTTACTCTCCAACTCTTGCATTTGCCCTTGCATTTGCTCAACCTGTTGGCTAAGATTTTTAACTGCATCAACTTCTTCCTTAATCTTTGGTCCTTCTGGCATATCCATATAGTCAATGAGATATTGCGTAAGAAGCTGCTGAATGTGCGGATCTTTGGTTTGTCCAGCAAGAATACCCATCAGTTGTGCCGACATCGCACGTGTAGTAGGTAGCGAGCTAGCCATATTTACACGTACCTTAAATTTGACGTCTTCAGTAGATTCCAACAGTTCAATTTCTTGTTGGTCACCATTTTCGTCAAGGTATGTCAGCACCTTATTCTTTGGAGCGTATGCCTGCAAATACGATACAAGCACATACGAAATACGCTCAATGCTATGCTCCAACCAACGAGAATACAACTTAACACGTTGTGTACCAAAGGTTTGCATTGTTTGAATACCACCAAACGTATCTGGTGTAGCTGAGGTTGCTTGTCCTTGCATCAACGAGCTAATACCAGTGATGTATTCAAGCAAGTTCTGAAGCATACCCAGTACCTTTTCGATAGCTGGTGACAATGCTCCTGGCTCAGTGATAAATGGGCGACCGCCGTCTGGAATATCAGAGTTAACGTTATACTCAATAAACGCCATAGGACGTGCCCAGTCCTTTTCTGCCTTAGCAGGATCGACCAATGCACCCTTTGGATAGAATACCTTGCGGAATGTTGATGTCTGCATATCGTAGATCATCAACGACCAGAACTTGTTGAGTGCTTTGCTGATGTCTTTGATGTAGTGCATGATGCCATATACACGATCAGGGCGATTGGCCACTGAGAATGTAAACGGCACAATAGGGTATTCGTCGCATGGGATCACCTGATCCTCGATGACGCGATCATTGACAAGCAGCCATCGTTTGATAGCTTTACGTGAGTGACGGCTGTATGTACGAACAATAGCCTCTTGCTCTCCGATTGTCATCATTGTGTATGCGCTAATTTCTTCTGGCATACTAGCTAGTTCCATTTCAAGCTGTTGCAATTGAGCAGTCGCTTGATTCATTTGGGAACTAATATTGTCCCATTCACGTTGTGTTTGGTTGGCCTTAGCCATACCTTGACCCAACGGAACCATAGGGTTTTCAATATCCTGCAAAGCTCCAGCTTGTCCTTCAGCAACACCTTGAGCTGCTGGCATAGCCTGTTGCATTTGTGCGCGCATCTGGTCGATCTGCTGCTGCAACGGCTCACGATCTGGATTCGGGATTACGATTGGCTTAGGTTTCTTAGTCGATACCTGACCACTATCGCCAAGATATACGTTGACAATTTGCTTTGAGAAAAACTCTCGTATCCAGACATACCGATCTTTGTCTGTATTGCTTGTAGGCATTTCAAAAGGCCATCCAGCAAGCACAGGTACTGTCTTGAGATCAATACCCCATTGAATATCTGGGGCAAAATCCAGGAGATCGTCTTCGGTAATGGTGATGTCGTAGCGTTTTTCTGCCTTTGATTTGGGCATAACGTCTACAAGACACATATACTCAGCATCAGAAAAGTCTGGTTTTCGGCTATGGGGGTCAACGTAGAAACGTTCCCAAGAGATATACTCGCCTGTTACACCGAATGTGGTTTCGTTGTAGAAATCATTTGGTCGTACCATGACCAATCCATAACCAGCTGCAAAACAATCACGTACTGCTTGGGTAAAGAGCGTATTGAAATCGCCTTCATACCATGCAGCCATCATTGCCTTGCCATACATCTCTGCAAATGGCTCTTGTCCTGGTGTTGTCACCAGCAATCGAGGTGCTGGCTTACCTCCTGTAACAAATGATACCAGCTGTTCTACGATAGCCCAGGCAATCTTTGTAGAGATAGGAATATCGTACTTTTCACGGATAGCTTCGAGCTGATCTTTCGTAAATTGAGTACGAGTCCCCTCGACATCGGAGTAGTACAACTCCATATCCTCACGCATGTGCTCACGCTGCACAGAAAGCGACCGCACCATCAAACGAAACTGATTATTAAGCTCCGTGACTAGCGGTGTGGGTTCGGTTTTTTTCTTGATCATGGCGTGTATGTATTTGTTTGTGGTTCTAAACTAGTTAAATCCTTCACATTCCACAACATAGGACGTTTATGTCTGACAATCTGCCACTAAATCTTTGGCAAAAGGTAGCTGAGCTACAAGCTCGTCTGCCTTTGATCCCAAAGTCTGCGACTAATCCGCACTTCAAATCAAAATATGCGGATTTCCCTACAATCATGGAGGTGGTTAAGCCCCTGCTAACTGAGTTAAAGCTTGTTTACCTGCAACCACTAGCTGTTTCTGACATTCCTGGCATGATGCGAATCAAGAACATCCTTATCGACGCTGAGACTGGTCAAAGTGTCGAGTATGAAATGTCCGTTCCACTAGGCAACAACCTTACACCCCAAGCATATGGTTCTGCGGTGACCTATGCTCGCCGTTATTCAATGGCATCTATGCTAAATCTGGTCACCGATGAGGATGATGATGGCAATGCAGCGTCATTTGAGGCTAAGGTAAGCCGTGCAGTAGCAGACCAGCTTAATCAACTGTCACGCGATTACTTTGCTAAGACAGGCAATGACATGCTCAAAGAAGTAAATGCGCGTAAGAACACGCGTTACCGCAGTTTCAGCGAATTGCCACAGTCACTTGCTGATGGCGTACTTAACCATTACCAATCAAAGGTCACTGAATGACACAAGCACAAGAATTAGCACTCACATTTGCTGATTGTTTCTACCTCGACGAGTTTGGGCAAGTGGGTTTGCGGTTCCGTGACCTACGATTTGTTCCTATTTACGAAGAAATCAATACGGTGGTAGGTGCTAAATACACTCGCCACCGTTTTGAGCCTGACAATCTTCGCAAGTTCCTGATTTTCTCGGTGTTGATGGGAATAGCCCTCGATACTGTCGAGTGGTCAATTTCTGAACAAGGCGATTTGAAAGTAACTAAGCTCAATATGCCAGCTAAACTGTATATCCCACGAGGTGACGAAGGTTCTTCGCTGTCATATATCAAACCTGCTGGCGAGGATACAGTAATTCCGCTAGAGCATATGATCCCACAAGACAGTGCTATGGCTAAAAGCCGTGCACAAATTGCTGTTCGATCATGGCTTGAGGAGAAGTTTGGCTATGCCGACATCTACAAAGAAGTAACCGACATCTACAAAACCATCGACAAAGTGCTTTGGCACAACAACATTCAAAACGAGGCATAACATGAGCGTACACGACATTTTCACTGGCACAAAAATGCTTGCAGCATACATTGCTGGTGATCTAACCGAAGAAATCCGTCACTATTCGATCAACAATGATCTTAGTGAGTTGACATCAAGCCCACAATTAGCTGCTGTAGCAGGTCAAACAGTGGCTAGCACGATGCATAACTACCTTAAAAACACTGAAATGCACTCAGTTGCTATCATTGCTGCTGCTTGTATGTTTAGTAAAGGCGAATTGAAGTTTGCTATCGATCAGGTAGATCAACTTATCGCTGGTTTGCAGGAACGCAAAAAGCAGTTAACTGCAGTTGAAGACGATATACGTTCTTTTATTCTCACTGAACTTGAGAATAGTGCAATAGGAACGTTGTCATTTACATATGCTGGCAATGATATGAGCGTAAGCATTGTCAATCCAGCACCATCTACGACTATTGCCAAAGAGCCAGACGAAAATGCAGTCAAAATGTACCCTGCATTTGTTGTTAAAAAGCTTGTTTGGGATAAGCGTAAGATCAAAGCAGCCCTTGCCGACCAGCAAGATTCCTTTATGTCGTTCTCACGCGACTATGATTGCCGTATTGAGTCAACACCAACTATCAAAATCACGTTCAAGGGAGAGGAAAGATGATGCATCAAATAGCCATATGGTACCTGTTAGGCACAGGTATCATAGTTCCGATCGTTGTCGCTTACATTTTGTCTGTTGTTATGCGTATGTCAAAGCAATTTGACAGCGTTAACGCTATGTTGTCGTCACACGAACGCCAATTAGTTGCCTTGACTGAGGATTACCGTCATGTCTACACTATGGCACATGACGCGTCAAATGAAACAGAAAACTGTGTAGGTGAAATTGCTACGCTACACGAAGCAATCAGCGATCATAACGAAGAACACAAGCGTTTGAATGATGAAATTGACCGCTTGGATAGCAAAATTGATGATGTTGAAGACGAACACATCAACAATATGAGCGCGACCGATGATACGTTAGCGTCCCATACCAAGCAGATTAACAAACTGTTTGCTAAGTATCGCGAAATAAACAACGTGTACGAGCAAAACAAAGACCTATACAACGAACCAACACCACCAGAACCAAAAGCCGAGCCAACAATACAGCAATCTATTGCTCAATGGCGACCAATCGGCAATGAAATTGGGTCGTCGTTGTACGTTGATGGGACGTTGTTTGCTACACTAACGGATTTTACACGTTTGATTAGTGAAACAATGCAGCACATCTACAAACGGCCTGATATGTTGATCAACAACAAGTCTTACAACTGGATTTTGAGTGAAGGCGACATGTTTGGTGAGTATGCTGACCAAATATCGCACCTCATCAACGCTGATCTCGACGGAATTGCCAACATTGAAAAGTATTTCAACCAAGCTAACCGTAGCGAAAATGACATTTACCGTCAGTACAACACACCAAGCTCGCAATACTACCTAGCTGTTGTAAAACAACATGTACCAACAGAGATATTTGATGGTAATTTCCCTGTTGTTTACGACAAAACAGTACGCAAATTTCTTGACTACCAAGGTGTGCGTGGTGCTCGTGCGTATGCTAGTTGGTATGTATTAGTTGTGGAGGTGTATGGAGCTAATCAAGTACGCACCAAATACGTTCCATGTCGTACACGCCAAATAGCACGTCGAGTATTCAGCATTTTTGACGGGTTTATGCGTCCAGCAGCCGAAGCTTACCATGAACTTGGTTACGAGACAAGGCGTAAAAGCTTTCCAGCAACATTATTGCGTCCATTTACCGACATTCCAAACCTGACATTGGATACGTCGATATTGGATAAGCTCAAAGAAACATTCGTGTAACCCCACGAAATGGCACCACCAAGTACATCCACTTAATCGCGCAGATTCACGGATGGGTACGCAGAGGGTTCGAGTCCCTTATGGTGGGCAAATCTCCTAATGAGGGAGAAATGGGAACCGAAAGTGGGGGTTAATCACTAGATTAGCCCCCCTTTCTATTTTGCCAAATACAAAGAGATACAATGGCTGCCAATGCTAAAGGAAAAGAGAGCGTTAAGAATAACGCCACAACACGCGCTGAACCGCTGTTTTTTTACCTACTAACCCACCACAGCATTAACCTGCCCGTCAAAGAGCACATGGGTATTCCAGGACGGAAATATCGCTTTGACTACGCATGGTTGACCGAAAAAGTGGCTGTCGAAATACAAGGAGGAGTCTACACAAAGCATGCACATGGATCGGTGACTGGTATCCTGGCAGGCTATCGCAAGGCAAATGAATGTGCAAAGTTTGGGTGGAGAGTGCTATACTTTACACCCGCGGAAATGAAATCAACCGATACCATCAAAACAATCAAAGCGGCACTAGAATGGACGGAACCACAGTCGAGACGAAAGAAATCGAGCTTGAAAAACTCATCATCGGAGGCACAATAGCCCAAAAGAACCAGTACGATATGTCGCTGGTTCGAGCCGAATACTTCAAGCATCCCCTTTACAAAACACTCTGGAGCGTTATACGCGGTCTTTGGGTTCGTAGTCAACCTATCGACCTTATGACAGTATCAACTGAGCTAGAGATGCAAGGAATGCTTGGAGCAGCAGGTGGTCACGTAGCGCTCGTCAAGCTTGCTTCGGAGCCATATGTCAACGTCGAGGATAGGCATATCCAGATCCTCAAAGACATTTGGGAGCGTAGAGCAACGGTCGATCTGCTTGAGAAAGCATTGGTCGAAGCTCGTGAGCCAAAAGCTAAGGTCAAGGACATTCTCCAAAGTCTTGATAAGCACACGTTTGAGTTGTGTTCAGGAACTGAATCAAAACATCTGAGCAAAGAATCTGAGCTAGACGATGTGCTTGACAGCCTGCTCACACCAGACTCCAATCCATGCATTGCAACCCCGTGGTCAGGTATGAACAAGCTTATGGGTGGCTATCGCCCTGAAGAGCTCGTAATCATCGCTGGGAGGCCTGGTATGGGTAAGACAGCGCTCATGGTGACAGGACAGATCGCTTTGGCAAAGGATGGCATACCTTCAATGACGTTCAGCCTGGACATGGGTCGTAAGCAGCTATGGAACCGCTACATCTCACAAATGGCATCCATAGGAGTCAAAGACCTTGAGCTAGGTCGTCAGTTCGACAATGAAGAACGGGCTAAGCTCGTCCTAGCAGCTAGCGACCTCAAAGTCATGCCACTATGGGTAGATACCTATCCATACCGTACAATCTCGGACATCCGCATGATGGTACGGCAAATGGTCATGAAGCATCAGATCAAAGTCGTTTTTATAGACCACATTGGCAAAATTCTGCCAGACAAGTCAGGCTCGCGAGAGCAGGAAGTCTCTGGCATTGTACAGTCACTAAAGTCGTTGTCAAAGGAGTTTGGGATAACGATTGTAGCTATGGCACAACTTAACCGTGGCGTAGAGTACAGAGAAGACAAGCGTCCAATGATTAGCGACCTACGTGAATCAGGAGCTATCGAGCAGGAAGCAGACATCGTACTGCTAGCCTTCCGTCCTGAATACTACCAAATGGATACATTTCCTGACAAGCTTACCCCGGCAGCCAATACAATGGAACTTATAGCAGGCAAGGTGCGTAACGGACCTACTGGTTCTGCACTCCTGCGATTTAATGGCGCTATCACTAAGCTAGAAGAGATGCCACCACCGACAGCACAAATGGCAACTTTCGGGTTTCCATCACTTTCGCTGACTAACTAATTGTTTTGTTTTACTAACTGAATAGGACCTATTGGTTTCGTAGAACCCCGAAGATTCCTCTTCACGCTGCTGCCCCCTTACCATTAATTTGGTAGGGGGTATTTTTTTACTTGACACGTATAGGTCAAAACGATTACCTTTGCAGGCACTTAAGCCGTGAGTTCTTTCTATACTATACTATACTATTTATTATACTATACTATACTAATATCTATACTATACTATACTATACTAATATTCGGTTAAGTTTGTCTCAAACACTCACGCGTTACTTAAAAATGTGCGATAGAGTCCCTCCCCTTCTACTGAGAGGTAGAGTTTGACCTCCCCCCACCCACCTTGACCCCCCACCCCTCGACTATTTTCCCAGCGTAGTGACACCTCGATTGTTAGCCCATAAACATCACCATTACCCCTTCGAACACACAATCTATCACACACCCTTGCGTGTACATAAGGCGTTATCACAAACCTTTTACTATGTTCCTGGCAGGTAGGCGGTATTACAAACAATAAGCCCTTCTCTCTTTGCTAACCCCATTGCGTGTATGTACTAGTTCTCGGTAGCGATATTGCTATCAATAACTAGGAGTACGGCTATGAACCGCAACCTTGAACTCATCATGTTCCACATGGATAACATGATCGCCTTGATCGAACAAAACAAGCGAATCATCGCTTCTATCGGTCAAGAAATCCAAACAGGCTTAGAAGAAATCCCTACAATGGTACTTACACAAGACCATATCGATTGGGATCAGCAAGCCATGGATATCGCAATGTGCGCTGATCGTCTAACAGGCGATATGTGCGGTGCAGGTATCAAAGAACTGTATGATCGTCTCGACGCTTACTCAAAGCAAGTCGCTGCGATCAGGCTTGGACAAGATAGCCCTACCGATTGGTAGGCTATTTTTTTACCACCACAACTTGTATGTAATAGTCTTTGGTAGTGCTTTTGCTACCAACTAACTGGGAGTACCGTCATGGACATCCGCAGCGAATTCCGCAAACTCGAACTCGAGTATTGCCCATTGCCACTGTTTGTTGGTGAATTCGTAGGTGAAGACACAACAACAGGCGATAACGTCTACTACTGCTATTTCCACCCAGTAATGGACAAAGCAGACCGCGATCTAGCTCAGTATGGTATGTCAGAAGATGATGACTACGGTCATATGAACATCTTCCGTGTTGATCCACTTGGATACAACTACTGGCGTATCGTCAACGAGCGTAGTGGCGGTAAGTATGCGCATCACGTCCCTAGCATTGACTAGGGGCGTTTTGCCTTACTTGTATGTATTGGCTGACTGGCAGTGTTTTAACAACAATTTCAAAAGGTTTCAACCATGGCACACACATATCCTTCAAGTCACTATTTCGGTGATTCACTCGTATGTGACGTAATTGGCGTTGTCGCTGTTGACAACCAAGTCACAGTATTCTTCCCACCATATATCAGCGATGTATATATGGCGCAAGCATTAGTCCACTACGACGACCTTGGCATTAAAGCACTCAGAACAACCCCAAAGTTCTGGGATACCTTGTCAACTCGTGTAGAGGCTAATGGTTCAGCATACCACACGTATATCCATGCGTGACAATGCATACACGTAGTGGCGCTTAGTCGTCATTACGTGTATGTATTATTTTTTGGTGTTTGATACACAAACATCACCCATTTCCCCATTTCTTTCTAAGGAGTTCATTATGAACGCTTTCCTCAATCTCGTGCAAGGCGAAACTCCAGCAATGTTCGCCAATGCTTTCGGTGAAGCAGCATCTGCTATCATCGCCCGTGAGCTTAAGTATGCTACTAGCGACTTCAATCGCAAAGCATCGCAAGCTAGTGACGGCAGTCATCACACTGTCATCCGTTTGGACACGCAAAACCTCCGTGATGTCCAAGACCGTCTGTCCGTACAATTGGCTCTTGCCACTATGCTCAATGAGCGTGGTATTGTCAACGAAGATGGATCGCCTAAGTTGTTTACGCCAGTCATCGTGCCTTTCCACGTTGACCCAACAACAAGCGAACCAGCTACGCAAGTACGTGCGTTCTACTTCCGTCCAGCACCGAAAAAGTTCGTTGACCGCAATGGTCAGGAATTCAGCAAGACGCAACCGTCAACGCTGATTATCCAGTGCGAGCCATACGGCTTTGAGACCAAGTTTGACGCAGAGTCACAGTACGCAAAGAGCGTAGCAGTGGCAGTCTAAACAACGTAGGGATGCCTAACCAGCGTCCCTACTATTTTTCCAATTGCTTGTGGAGGCTGCAATGGACGGCTATGACTGGACATATGACGATGCACTCGCTATATGGACGCAAGAAGACATGGACAACCAGTTCTAACATGTCTAAGCTAGTTACACTCAATGTGTAGCTAGCTATTTTTTCTCCTCAGTGGAGGCTGGAACGACCAGCATGGCAGTAAAAGGCGCTATCTTAATGGCTTAGTGTACAAAACGCCTACAAACTTTCCCAACATAAGCGCATATGGACAGAAAAGGTTTACTCATGGAATGGCTAGATAACACAGCCACCATGCAGAACAAGGATCAACAAGGTCTATTACGGTTTCTCAAGCATTGGTACCCAGAATCGTTCTCTAAAAACTGGGCTGAGCACCATTACCTCATGACTAAACTGCTTTGGGAAATGTACAATCCAAAGCGTACTGAGCGTATGGAACGCCAAGGATATTTCATTATCCATCGGGAGGCTGCAAAGACAACACTAACAACGTTCGGCTTTCCATCGTACTTCATATGGATGAAAGGCTTTACACCTTGGGTGCGATATGATGCTGAAGGCTGGGAAGGGTCAGATACCCATGACTATGATATTGTCAAGCTACCACCACTAAATGAAAAGGTCATCCTCATTTTGTCGGAAACATCTACGCAATCAGAATACTTTGTGATGAACTTGCGTGATAACATCACCACACATAAAGGCTTGCGTA